GGAACAGCGGCGACTGGAACAGCGGCAACCGGAACAGCGGCAACCGGAACAGCGGCGACTGGAACAAAACATCCTTTTCCAATGGCTGTTTCAATACGGTATCGCCCAAAATCTATATGTTCAACAAGCCCACTGACTGGACATTTGAGCAGTGGTTTAACTGCCGTGCCCGGCGTTTGCTGAACGAGATTGAAGATTGCCCGCTTGAATACGTCTATCTGACCGATATGACCGATGAAGAAAAGAAGGCGCACCCTGAAGCTGAAACGACGGGCGGTTATCTGAAAGAGCGCACCACGGCGGACAACGCTCGGAAGTGGTGGGCAGGGCTTAGTGCCGATGATCGAAACGTTATCCTCAGTTTGCCGAACTTCAACGCGGCAATTTTCAAGGAAATCACGGGGATTGACGTAAGCAAAGACTAATACACTTCAATAGCTGCGCTATCTGGCTATACGGGCGTGCGGAAGGAGGTGAATACATACGGCTACAGGGAAAAGATACTACTGGCTAAAACTCAAAGACAGCTTCATGCGGTCTGACGCGGTGGATTTTCTCATGGGGCAGAAAAACGGCGCAAACTATGTGGTGCTGTACCAGATGCTCTGCCTTATGACTATCAACACAAACGGCAGGCTTTCGCGGCAGATTGGCGAAGTGATCATTCCGTATGACGTGGACAAGATTCAGCGCGATACTAAGTGGTTTTCTACCGATACGGTGCGCGTCGCGCTGGGACTTTACGCGAAACTTGGGCTGATTTATCAGGAAAAAGACGGCACGTTGGTGCTTGCAAACCACTCGGAAATGGTCGGAAGCGAAACCGATTATGCAGCACAAAAAAAGTTGCAAAGAACGAACCAGCGTCAAATTGATGCAGAACACTGTGGACAATGTCCACAGGATGTCCACACAGACGTCCACAAAAATGTCCATACAGATATTAGAGATAAGATATTAGATATAGATAAGTCGTCGTCATCTAAAGATGACTCCTCCTATACAGGGACGAGGACGACGAAATCTCTAGTGGATTTTTTTCGGGAGAATGTCAGCAAGCTGAGCAAGGCCGGAGAAAAAGAACTGACCGGCTACATAGAGCGCATGGGCGCGGATCTTGTGTACGCGGTTATGGACAAGTGTGTAGATCTGGGCGGCGGCAGCTGGGCGTATGTCCGCAAGGCGCTGGAAGAAGCGGAAGGACTTGGCTGCAAGACCGTTGCGGAGTATAACCAGCTCTGCCCTATCGGCGGCAGCCGGGCAAAAGGCACACGCGTAGACAGAGCACAGCCTTCCGGGAACGATATTTTAAGCCCAGAGTTTATGGCGCACAGCCGGGAACGCCTGCGGAAAAACAAGAAAGGAGCAGATGACCATTGACAAATCCATGCTGCAAAAACTGCCCAGACCGGTATCCTACCTGTCATGACCACTGTCCGCAGTTTGCCGCTTGGCGCAAAGAACACGCCAAAGAGACGGACTATAACCGGCAAATGGCCGTGTCCGGCAGGGTCTATCACTACGGCTACGATGACAAGCACCGGGAGAAGGGCAAGAAAAAGTATTTGGGCAAAAACGGAGGAGACAAATGAAAGTTTTAGTTGCTTGCGAGGAATCGCAGGAGGTGTGCAAGGCTTTCCGGGCTCGGGGCCACGAAGCCTACTCATGCGATATTCAAGAGCCGTCCGGCGGGCATCCGGAATGGCATATTCTCGGTGACTGTCTAAAGGCTATTGAGGGGGGGCAGGTCGTGACCATGGACGGAATCGCACATGATGTGCCCCGCTGGGATATGATTATCGCATTTGTCCCTTGCACAAAGACGAGCAACGCGGGAGCAAGACACCTGTACAAGGGAGGAAAGCTCAATCTTTCCCGGTATTATGAGGGATTGTGCGGCAAGGCGCTTTTTCTTGCCGTGTGGGCGGCAGATTGCGAAAAAGTAGTGATTGAGAATCCTACTCCCAGCAAGATTTTTGATTATCCGAAGCCTACGCAGGCAATCCAGCCATATGAATATGGGCATCCATACAGCAAGAAAACGCTACTGTGGGAGCGCGGTGTACCGCCGCTGCACCCGACAAACATCGTAGAACCTACTGCGACATGGTGTCCGTCTGGCTCTTATTCTCATAAACATGGAGAGCAGCATAAAGGGATGTTTACAACTGACCGGGCTAAAAACCGCGCAAAGACTTTTCCGGGCGTTGCAAAGGCAATGTCCGAACAATGGGGGTAAAAAATGAAAACCGTACAGGAGATTATGGAGGAAAACGGTTCTTTGGCGAACATTGAAAGATTTCAGACAATGCAGAAGTGGGATTACAAGCGCAAGGTTGCGCACGCACAGGAAATGGCAGAAGCGTTCTATTGCTGGGCTAAGGATCACGGCAAGGGCGTTCATCTGTCAGTGGGCGGTCTGGATTCCATCACGTTGCATTACTTTTTGGAGAGCATCGGGCTTCCCGTCACCTGCGTGTCTTGCTCATCGCTTGAGGGCAAGGGCGTACAGCAGGTGCACAAGCAGATTGCAACAGAGATGGCATCCGAATACAAAAACTGGATGGGCGATGGTGAGGCCCCCTCCTTCGTGTTCCTGAAGCCGCTGAAAAGCAAGGTGCAGGTCTTACAGGAGTTTGGATGGCCGGTCATCAGCAAAGAAAAGGCGGGCAAGATCATGCTGTTGCAAAACCCGACAGGGAAAAACGCTACCGTACGCCATGCGATCATCACCGGCGAGACAGGCGAATATGGCGGCTGGCAGAAAAACAGCCGTATGAAGCTGCCGAAGAAGTGGCTTGACTTGTTTGGTGGCGCAGATGCAGAAGGTGCAGCGCTTGGATATCAGGCAGCGCCGTTCAAAGTGTCCGACCGCTGCTGCTACTACCTCAAGGAAAAGCCCTGCAACGACTGGGCGCGGGAGCATGACAGCGTGCCCTATATGGGTCTGATGGCAAGCGAGGGGGGGGGCGGCGAGAGAAAAGCCTGAAGATGCACGGCTGCAACTATTTCGGCAAGACCACCACACGCAGCGCGCCATTTGCCATATTTGACCGACAAGACGTCTTGCAGCTTGCACTTGACCTTGACGTGCCCGTGCCTGCCGAATACGGCGAGATTGCAAAAGACAGAGACGGAAAGCTGTACACCACAAAGGCACAGCGTACCGGCTGTACTATGTGCGGTTTTGGCATCCACATAGAGGGCAGACCGCACCGGTTTGACGTTCTTCGCGAGACGAACCCCAAAGAATGGGAGTTTTGGATGAAGCACGTCTGCCAAGATGAAAACGGCAACTGGTACGGCTGGGGGCGCGTACTGGACTATATCGGCATCGGCTGGGAAGATGTGCCGGAACAGGCGGTGCAAATGCAGATTGAGGATTTGATGGGAGACCAAAATGCACATAACCCTTTACGGTGACCCCCGCACAAAGAAAAACAGTGCCCGCATCCTGCAAGGGCGCGGAGGACGGCGCTTTGTAGCCCCAAGCGCGGCGTTTGAGGAATACCAGACAAGCTGCCTGTGGCAGATTCGCGCCCCGCCTGAGCCTATTTCTGCCCGCGTGAACGTGCGGTGCGTGTACTACATGGCTACCAGGCGCAAGGTTGACCTTGCAAACCTGATTGAAGCCACCTGCGACATACTGGTAACAGCCGGTGTGCTGGCAGACGACAATAGCCGCATCGTTGCCGCCCACGATGGCAGCCGGGTGGACTACGACAAGCAAAACCCCAGAGTGGAGATCTGGATCGAGGAAATGGAGTGTTTTTTATGAGCAAGTATGCAATTGGAGACCACGGATACAAGGTGAACTTTTCCGGCTTTGCCTATGTTGAGGCAGACAGTGCAGAAGAAGCAATGAAAAAATACAACAATGATGATTTTGCATACAAGGAAGTCAATCCGGGCAAAGTCGAAGAAGTCGAGACGATGGTGATTGATTTGTGATGGAGGCGTGCAGATGATTCGGTCATGGACACCTGAAAACGAACAGCCAAAGCCACGCACCGGCGTAGACTACCACACGGTCAAGGCGTGGTTCCAGCAGTGCCGGGATATGGCTGCGGCGGTTGAAGCACAAAAGCAGAAGATCCAGCGCATCCGAGAAGTTGCCGAAAAGACCACCCCAAGCCTGAACGGGATGCCCGGCGGCGGTGGTGCCGGTGACAAGGTCGGGCTTGCTGCAACGGATATCACGGACGAGCAGCGACGTCTGCAGCAGATGGAAACAGACCTGTGCCTGTTGCGCATTGAAGCCACACGGCGGGCGTACTGTATCACGGCAAGCAAATCCAGCAAAAAACAGGCTGACTGCCTGTGCCTGTACTACGTCAAGAACAAAAAGCAACGCGAGGTCTGCGAGGAGTTGGGGCTTTCGGAAGAAAACCAGGTCTCCATTTACATCAAGTGGGGCAGCATCTATCTGGCAGAGATTTGGGGCAGCTTCGGTAATGTTGCACAAACCGCACAAAACCCGCCCTGATTTTTTGCAATGCACCTTCATACTGCAAATATCCAAATGACACAGGCATTGTGCTAAACTTGGTATAAGCGGAACCGCCGAAAGCGGTGAGACGCTTGCCACGCAGTCTCCGAAACGAATCCCCCCCAAAATGCTTTCCTCCCAAGGCTTGACCGGCATTTTTCTTCCTCTCGTTTCGCGGGCTGCTTCTATGCCGTTATAGCTCAATTGGCAGAGCGCCGCCGAGTTAAGGCGGGACAACGCTGGTGACACATCTCTGACATCCCTGCGCACTTAACCAATGCGCATATACAGGCTTGATGGTGCCGGTTCGAATCCGGCTAACGGCTCCGACACGCTGCTCTCCCGAAGTAGCGACCACCTGACGCATGGGCTGACATCCCGCTTGTGGCTGCGTGTAGAGCGGCAGGGTATCCTTACCTGCCCTCACAACCTCCGCACGCACCGGAGGCCACATAATCCGTACACCGGTTTCCATAATTCCCCCGGCAGGATGTGCGTCAACAGAACCAGCATGGAAACGTGCTGGTTTTTCTTTTGTTATATGCCGCCTGAGCGCAGTTTGGAGCGCGGCGCGTGTGTGTAGACACGGCTGGTTCGATTCCAAGGGCGGCTAGCGTGATTTTAGAGTGTCCACAGTGGACACTTTTGGAGAGGAGGCATACAAATGTTTGAGCGCTTGAAAGAACTGATTTGTGACATGGCAAAGTTTTTGACGCGTCTCGGCGCTGGCCTTATCCTCTCGGCCTTACCGATCAGCAACAAAGAAAGCCACTTTGTGCGCTATGCGCGGCGTTTCGGTTTCCGTGCAGACCACACAAAACGCGAGCCTCTGGCAGAGATCGGAGGGCGCGGCTGTATGCAAGGGGCGCGGCCTGTTATCCGCGCGATTCACAAAATCTTCTGATACGATTTATTCAGAAAATATTTTTACCCGCCTGTTATGAATGATGTGCACCGTGCATTGCAGGCGGGCATTCTTTTACGCTGCGTTAGCTCAACCGGCAGAGCATCCGGCTCATAACCGGGTAGTTGCAGGTTCGATTCCTGCACGCGGCATAAATATATTCCCGTAGTTCAAGTGATGGAACAGCGGTCTCCAAAACCGCAGGCTGCAGGTTTGAGCCCTGCCGGGAATGCCAGCTGCGTACCCTGTGAGGGGGCTGCGCAGATAGCGGGGCATCTGGCCGCGAAAGTACCGGATGCAGCGGCGCTCCACCGTTTGCGTTGTCCAAAAACTGAATGTACGGAGCGCTGCTTGTTTTGATATTTTGACCGTTCGGATTTCCGGGCGGTTTTTCTTTTGCATAAGTTTAGAGAGGTGGTGGCGGTGAGTGCGAAGCGGCTGACAGACAGACAAAAAAAGAAGATCGTTGCTGACTATGTGCAGCTGCAGAACTACGCCAGAGCCGCCAAACTGAACGACGTGGCAGAAAGCACCGTGCGGAAAATCGTGAAAGATAATCCCAAGTGTGCGGATTTGTGCGCCTTAAAAAAAGAGCAGAACACGCAGGACATGCTTTCCTACTTAGGCAGTAAGCGCGGGGAAGCACAGGATCTTCTTGGGCTGTACCTTCAGGCGATGGCAGACCCTGACAAAATCGCAGAAGCAACGCTGCCGCAGCTGTCCACGGCGTTTGGAACCATCGTGGACAAGTTTGCTATGCTGGGAGACCAGAGCAGCATAGCAGCCCCGGACGATGGCCTGCTTGAGGCTCTGAGTACTGCCGCAGACATCAGCCCGCCGGACGACGTGGAGATGCTGCCGGAGGAAGAGGACGACAATGCGGAAAAGTAACGGTTTTCGCTGGAAAGCCCTCAGCCAGCGGCAAAAGCAGGTCTTGAGCTGGTGGGCACCGCAGAGCGCATACAGCTGGTACAACGGCATTATTGCCGATGGCGCTATCCGCTCGGGCAAGACATTTGCCATGAGCTTTTCTTTTGTCCAGTGGGCTATGACCTGCTACAGCGGCCAGCAGTTTGCCATGTGCGGAAAGACCATCGCCAGCTTCCGGCGCAACGTGCTGGGCACACTCAAGCAGCAGCTTGCAGCCCGTGGATACAACGTCAAGGAGCATCGGGCAGAAAACTGCATGACCGTCAGCAAGGGCGGCAGAACCAACGAGTTTTACTTTTTCGGCGGCAAGGACGAGAGCAGCCAAGACCTGATACAGGGCATTACCCTTGCCGGAGCATTCTTCGACGAGGTGGCCCTGATGCCGCAGAGCTTCGTCAATCAGGCCACAGCCCGTTGCTCTGTCACCGGGTCAAAGTTCTGGTTCAACTGCAACCCGGGCAGCCCGCAGCATTGGTTTTATCTCGAGTGGGTGCGGAAATGTCGTTCCCGCAAGATGATGTATCTCCATTTTACGATGGACGACAACCTGTCGCTTTCCGAGGACATCAAGGCCAGATACCGCAGCCAGTACAGTGGCGTTTTCTATCAGCGCTACATTCTGGGACTGTGGACGGTGGCTGAGGGCCTTGTATATGACATGTTCGACCGCAAGAAGCACGTTGTTGATGTACTGCCGGAGCTGTCGCCAAAAAGCGCCTATGTGGCGTGCGACTTTGGCACCCAGAACGCAACGACCTTTCTGCTGCTCCAGAAGCAGGCAGATGCAGACTGCTGGATCGTCACCCGGGAGTACTACTACAGCGGACGCGAACAGAAGCGGCAAAAGACCGTGGGCGAGTACGTCACAGACCTCAAGGCGTGGCTGAACGGAATCAAGCCGGAAAGGGTCATCGTTGACCCCTCTGCCCTGCCACTGATTACAGAGCTGCGCAAGAACGGCTTTACCCAGACACCCGCAAATAACGACGTCCTGAGTGGCATTCTGGATGTGCAGACCATGCTGCAGACCGGGCGGCTGAAGATCTACAAAGACTGCAAGCACACGCTGGAAGAGTTCGGCGTGTACGCTTGGGATCCAGACAAAGACGACACCGTGCTGAAGGTCAACGACCACTGCATGGACGCTATCCGCTATTTCGTGCGCACAAAGCGCCTTGTAAAACTGAGGAATTGATTTTGAGCACTGTATATACATTTCAGACCTTTCAGCAGGCGCAAGCCGCCGGGGAACAACTTAATTTCATCCGGCGGTTCGTGCAGCAGCACTGCACTTCCGGGCCCTACAAGATGGCGCTGGACGCCGACCTGTACGATGCCCAGAAAAACCCGGGGGCTGAACGCTTTGCACAGACTTACGCTTTGATGCTGAAACGCCTGTCCAAAAACACCAAGCCGGACACCCCACACCCCGATATGGTCAAGAGCAATCTTTTCCGGAGGCTCAACAAACAGCGGGCGACCTACTCCCTCGGCAACGGCGTGGTCTTTGCGGACGATGGCGTGGACAAGGAAAGGCTGGGGCAGAACTTTGACGAGCAGATCCAGAAGGCCGGATATTTCGCCCTGATCCACGGTGAGAGCTTTGGATTCTGGAACAACGATCATCTGGTGATTTTCAAGCTGACCGAGTTTGCGCCGCTTTACGATGAAAAAACAGGCCTTTTGCAGGCAGGCGTGCGCTTCTGGCGACTGAATCCTGACACAGATATGCACTATATCCTGTATGAGCTGGACGGCTTCACCGAGTACACGGAAAGCCGAATCGGCAACGTGATGCAGGAGACAACGCCAAAGCAGGCATACAAGAGCGTGACCGTCACCACCCCCGGCGGCGGGTTGGAAAGCGTGGAGGGCGAGAACTACAGCGCCATGCCCATTGTGCCGCTGTGGGGCTCAGACCTGCACCAGAGCACCCTTGTGGGACTGAAAGCCTACATTGACAACACCGATCTTGTGATGTCAGGCTTCTGTAGCGACCTGCAGGACTGTGCGCAGATCTACTGGCTGTGCGAGAACTTCAACGGCATGACCGATGATGAACTCGTGGAGTACCTCACCAAGCTGAATCTGTACCACATTGCAGGAGCAGACACAAGCGAGGGAGGAAAGATCACCCCCTACACCACCGAGATTCCTGTGACGGCCCGGAAAGCGCTGCTGGAACTGCTGCACACCCGTGTGTATGAGGATTTCGGCGGGCTTGACGTGCACTGTGTCAGCGCGGACAGCACCAACGACCATCTGGATGCAGCCTATGAACCGCTGAACCAGAACGCAGACGACTTCGAGGCGCAGGTCAAGCCGTTCATCCGGCAGATCTGCGCACTGGCTGGCTTTGACAACGCTATGCCGACATTCAACCGCAGCAAGATTACCAACACAGCTGAGCAGGTGGACATGGTGATTGCAGAAGCGACCATCATCGGCGACGAGATGGCCATTGACCTGCTGCCCAACCTGACCCCGGAGCAAAAGGAACAGGCCAAGGCCGCGCTGATGGCAGAGAGCGCAACGCGGGAGACCGTGGACGATGACGAGGAGGAGGAGGGCAACAACGATGGCAGTAAATGAATCGTATGAAGATTTCGTGGAAAAATTCAAGCCAAAAAAGACCACGGACGACTGTTACACACCACCCAGCATTTACGCAGTTATTCGGGACTGGGCCTGCAAGGAGTACGGCATCGACCCGGCCAAAATTGTGCGCCCGTTTTACCCCGGCGGCGATTATGAGAATTTCGACTACCCGGAGGGTGCCGTTGTTCTGGACAACCCACCGTTTTCAATCCTGTCCCGAATCTGCGGATTCTATCTCGATCGTGGCATTCCGTTCTTCCTATTCGCTCCATCTTTAACAGCGTTTTCTGGAAGGGCAAATAATATGCGGATGAACCATATCATTTGCGACTGTAGTATCGAGTACGAAAACGGTGCAATCGTCCGAACAAGTTTTGTGACCAGCTACGGCGGGGACATCATAGCGCAGACAGAACCTCGCCTGACGAAGCTGGTAAACGATGAGGTGGAGCGCTTGCGACGCACCAAAACGGTACAGCTTCCAAAGTATACATACCCGGATCATATTGTGACGGCTGCATTGCTCCAACGATACAGCCATTACGGCGTGGATTTCAAAATTTACAAAAAGGACTGCGCTCCGATTTATGCGCTGGATGCACAACGTTTCACGGGAAAAACTATTTTTGGTGGAGGCCTGCTGCTGTCTGATTGTGCTGCGGCTGAGAGGGCTGCGGCTGAGAGGGCTGCGGCTGAGAGGGCTGCGGCCACAAAATGGGAATTGTCCGCTCGGGAGCGTGCCATTGTGGAGTATCTGAACAGCCATGAAACAAACCGACCTTGACCGCATCTCCACCCGGCAACTGAACCGCCTGCGCCGCCGCATTTTGCGGGTATACGGCACCGCCCGCCGGGAAATGACTGAGCAGCTGACCGAGTTTCTGGAGCGCTACCAGAAGCTGGACGCCTACAAGCGGGCGCAGATGGAAGCCGGGATGATCACTGAGAGCGACTACCGCACATGGCTGCGGAATCAGGTGTTTCAGTCCGAGATGATGCACCAGAAGCTGGACAACATCACCCAGACGTGCACAACAGCCCAGCAGACGGCGTACAAACTGGCGCGGGATGAACAGTACGATATCTTTGCCCTTGGCGCAAACTGGGCGTTCTACGAACTGGAACAGGCCGCAGGCGTGGCGTTCAACCTGACATTGTATAACACCGAAGCGGTCAAGCGGCTGCTGCTGGAGAACCCCAAGCTTGTGCCAAACAAGCGCATCAAGAGCGAAAGTAACAAAAACTACGACGCCCGGGTGTTCAACCGGTACGTCACAAAGGGCATCATACAGGGCAAAAGCGTCCATGACATTGCGGTGCAGGGTGTGCAGGGCATGGCAGACACCGAAGTGCACTGGGCGATGAACAACGCCATCACAGCCCTTACCGGCGCACAGAACGCCGGGACGATGCAGCAGCTGCGCAACGCTCAAGCCATTGGTATTGAGGTACAGAAGCGCTGGAACAGCACGCTGGACTACCGCACCCGTGAGATGCACCGGCTGCTGGATCAGGAGACCGCCGACCTTGACGAGCCGTTCAAGGTGCAGGGATACGAGATCCAGTACCCGGGAGACCCAAACGCAGCGCCGGAAATGGTTTATCACTGCCGCTGTAAGGTGACCGGGGCGCTTGTAAAGTACCCACGGAAGGACGCTATGCGGCGGGAAAACACGACAAAAGAGGTTACATCTGACCTGACCTATACCGAGTGGTACAAGGCAAAGGGCGGCACCGAAAAAGAGCAAATGTGGTGGGCAGAAGAGAGAAAACGGAGAAAGGAGAACGAAAAATGATGGAAGCAAAAGAAGCAATGGAAAACTGGAACAGAGGAATTTCAGAGCTGTTTTCTATCATATGTAAAAAAGAAGAACCCACAGCGTTGGTTTGCGATGTGGAGCCGTTAATACGAAAATGGAAAGAAAAGGTAGAGAAAGCAAAAAGTACGGCGCTTAAAGATTATGACGTGCTGGATTCTTACGAAACGGCGCTTGAAGAACTGGAAAAGTTTGCGGAAGAAAACAAGCTGTAAGCTCAAGAAAAAGTAAGGCTTGGAGGGATGAACCGTGATTCTGCCGATGGAAAACACCGAGAAAATGATTTTTCCGGGCGTGGGCAAGTATGGCATTCCTGAAATCAAGCCAGAAACGGACATCCGCATTGACAAGCTGGAATGGATCCCGGTCAATTATGCGCTGACCGCCAAAGATAAGGCTACAAAAGGCGTGCATTTTTACAAGGACGATTACCAGTTTGAACGGTTCTGGAACAACCCTGACAAATACATTCCCCTTTTGCAGCAGTTCGGCGCGGTATGTTCGCCGGATTTTTCTTTGTACAGTGATATGCCGCTTGCAGTGCAGCTTTTCATGCACTACAAAAAGCACTGGCTTGCCGCATACTGGCAGGCGCACGGCATTCACGTTATCCCAACGCTTTGCTGGTGCGGAGAGCAAAGCTATGACTGGTGCTTTGACGGCGAGCCCAGAAACGCCATCGTGAGCATTTCGAGCCACGGCACACAGTCTGACCCATACGAAGCAGAATGCTTTGCTAAGCACTGCCGTAAGGCGCTGGAAGTGCTTCAACCGAGCGGCATCTTGTGGTATGGCAAGTGTCCGGCAGAATTTGACTGGAACGTTACCAAAATTAAACCATTTCAATACGAAAGGAGGCACTACCGTGAGTAAAAGAGGTTCGGGTAGCTCTGCGAGAGCAGGGAGCAACTATTCAAAAACGGACTATAACGAAGCGAAAGGGGCTGGATTTTCATCTATCGAAAGTAAGCAGATCGCGCAGGCCGTAAATCTTGTAAGAGAAACAGAAACATACAAAACCTATGCGGAGCAAGCAGAACGGGTTCTAAACAACCCAAACTTCGCTGGTGCAAAGAATTACACGTTTGAAGGGTTAAAAAAGTCTTGGGTTACTACAGATGCGATAGAAAATGAAATCAGTCGTGCGGTCACGTTCCACGGCATTGACACTTACCCAAAACCGGAGTTCACATCAAAACAAACAACTTTTGCAAGGAATATTATTCTTAAAGAACTTGGGATAGATAATCCGAAGCGGAGCCCTGAAAATGTAGAACGAGAAAGAGCGAAAAAGTATTTTCGGGAGCATTACAACCCAAATCGTGAGCAACGTGAAATTACAAGCTCTACCTACAAGCGAGCACAAAAGCGTCTGCAAAAGAAAGTGGATAACTGGTTTAAGCGATAATGGAGGGATGAACCGTGATTCTGCCGATGGAAAACACCGAGAAAATGATTTTTCCGGGCGTGGGCAAGTATGGCATTCCTGAAATCAAGCCAGAAACGGACATCCGCATTGACAAGCTGGAATGGATCCCGGTCAATTATGCGCTGACCGCCAAAGATAAGGCTACAAAAGGCGTGCATTTTTACAAGGACGATTACCAGTTTGAACGGTTCTGGAACAACCCTGACAAATACATTCCCCTTTTGCAGCAGTTCGGCGCGGTATGTTCGCCGGATTTTTCTTTGTACAGTGATATGCCGCTTGCAGTGCAGCTTTTCATGCACTACAAAAAGCACTGGCTTGCCGCATACTGGCAGGCGCACGGCATTCACGTTATCCCAACGCTTTGCTGGTGCGGAGAGCAAAGCTATGACTGGTGCTTTGACGGCGAGCCCAGAAACGCCATCGTGAGCATTTCGAGCCACGGCACACAATCTGACCCATACGAAGCTGAATGCTTTGCTAAGCACTGCCGTAAGGCGCTGGAAGTGCTGCAACCGAGCAGCATCTTGTGGTATGGCAAATGCCCTGATGAATTTGACTGGAACGTTACCAAAATCAAACCATTTCAATACGAAAGGAGGCACTACCGTGAGTAAAAGAGGTTCAGGCAGTTCCGCGAGAGCGGGCGGCGGGAACGCCAACGAACACGAGTTTGAATCTTTTGTAAATGGCAAATGGGTCACCGATTACAGCAAAATTGCGGCAGAAGAGGCAAAGAGAGCCGCCGTTGTTGTGGACAGTTCGAGATACAAGAAAACGCATAACGATGTTGTGTCTTTTGTGAAAGAGCAAGTTGGCGTTGATCTCAACAAATATCGAAGTGGCGATGGTTCTTCTCCATCACATACTACATATTGGGACAAGAGCGGACCAAAAGTTGCATTTGATCTAAAAGGGATGTCGTCGAGCGACCGAACAAAACTCATGCAACTCACACAAAAGCCGTTTGGAGTAACGGTTGAACAGGGTGGCGCATGGATTGGCTTTGTTTCAAGGAAAAAGAAGAAAAAGTAAATGTGTAAATACTGTGACACAAGCCGTATACACGAAGAAAATATTGTTGACAGTGGCGTTGGCGATTTTTTAAGCATTGGCGTTGATAAATCAAAAAAGGTTTATTTGAGTGCATGGTGCAACGATGAAGCGGTTTGGTATCCCAATTTTTGCCCTGAATGTGGGCGCCCTTTGAAGAATAATCAAAACCATGAAATTTGACTACAACATCAAAGTCACTGACAACACCCCGCAGCTGCACGAAGCGCTGGAAACGTGGGTGGAGCGGGTTCTGACCATTTGGGGCATGAAGGTGCAAGACTATGCCCAGCTGCTTGTGCCAACAGGCACGGCAGACAGCACCGGCATAGAGGGCTATGTTGGCGGTGCGCTGAAAGCGTCCCTTACCTACGTTGTATCTGCGGCGCAAAAGACCGTGACCATCGGCTCAAACCTGTTTTACAGTGTATACGTGGAGCTGGGCACCGGCATCTTTGCCGAGAAGGGCAACGGACGCAAAACGCCGTGGGTCTGGAAGGACTTCAACGGCAAATGGCACTTTACCCGGGGCATGGCTCCCCGCCCATTCCTGCGCCCGGCGGTGGAGGATCATATCAAGGAACTGCAAGAGATTGCAGTAGAGGAAGGAAACAAGGAGGCATAAAAGCATGACAGAACTTGAAACTTTGAGCGCACGACTTGAAGAGGCTGTAAAAAAGCAGACGGAAGCAGATGAAGCATATCACAAAGCCGCCGAAGAGGTGGAAAGCATAAAGGCAGAAATGGTGAGAGTAAAAAACAAGCGAAAAAAAGAACTTCATACAATTTGCTTGTGGTATCTTCTCTACCTCTAAAATTTAATATCCAGCGGTTGGCGCACAGCGTCAGCCGCTTTTTTATGCCGTTTCCGCACAACTGGCAGTGCTCCCGGCTCATAACCGGGTAGTTGCAGGTTCGACCCCTGCAAGCGGCACCACACCGGCAGCACGTCCGGCAAATTAAACCTTATTGCCAAGCATGGCAGCCCAAGCAAGGGCAGAAAGGACGAACACACATGGCACTCAAAAGAGCAGATATCCGCAAGATTCTGGAAAACGCCGAAACCTCCAACGATGACAAGGCAAAAGCCATTCTGGACGCCTTGCACGAGGAGACCGATGCCATCCGGGACGAGCTGGATACCGAGAAAAACGCCCGCGTTGCAGCGGAAAAGGAACGGGACGCAGCCAACAGCGGTAAGCAGACCGCAGAGCAGGCGCTGACCGACTACAAGACCCAGCAGACCGCAAAGGAATCCAGAGCCGCAAAGGAATCCAAGTTCCGGGAGCAGCTTAAAGCCGCAGGTGTGCTGGAAAAGTACTTTGACCGCATCGTGCGCCTGTCCGGCGAGGACATCGACAAGATGGAACTGGACAGCAAGGGCAACGTGAAGAACGCGGACAAGCTGGCTGAGAGCCTGAAAACCGATTGGAGCGATTATGTGGGCAGCACCTCCACCAAGGGCGCACCGGTGGACAATCCACCCGCAAACACCGGATCCAAAATGACCAAAGACCAGATTTTTGCAATCAAGGACGCTGGCGAGCGTCAGGCCGCGATTGCAGCAAATGCCGACCTGTTTACAGGCGGCGGGAAGGAATAATCTATGGCAGCAAAAGAAAATCTGATTACCACCACCGAGATCACCGTCAACCCCCGCGAGATCGACTTCGTGACCCGCTTCCAGCGCAACTGGGATCATCTGCGGGAGATTATGGGCATCATGCGCCCCATCCGTATGCAGCCCGGCACTGTGCTGAAGAGCAAGTACGCACAGGGCACCCTGCAGAGCGGCACCGTGGCAGAGGGCGAGGAGATCCCCTACAGCCAGTACACCGTCAAGGAAAAGGACTACGGCAAGATCACCATCGAGAAGTACGCCAAAGCCGTCACCATCGAGGCTATCCAGAATTACGGCTACGAGGTTGCCGTGCAGAAGACCGATGACGAGTTCCTGTACGACCTGACCGCTAAGGTCACCGACAAGTTCTACAAGTACCTGAACACCGGAAGCCTGAAGGGCACGCCCAAGACCTTCCAGATGGCTCTGGCGATGGCAAAGGGCAGCGTGGAGAACAAGTTCAAGAATATGCACCGCACCGTCACCGGCGTGGTGGGCTTTGCAAACGTTCTGGACGTGGCCGAGTATCTGGGCACCGCAAACATCACCATCCAGAATCAGTACGGCTTCCAGTACATCAAGGACTTCATGGGCTACAACACCATCTTCCTGCTGTCTGACGGCGAGATCGCAAAGGGCAAGGTCATTGCAACCCCCGTGGACAACATCGTGATGTACTACGTTGACCCCTCTGACAGCGACTACGCAAAGGCCGGTCTGGTGTACACCACCGCAGGCGAGGCCAGCAACCTGATCGGCTTCCATACGCAGGGCAACTACACCACCGCCGTGTCCGAAAGCTTTGCCATTACTGGCGTGACCCTGTTTGCCGAGTATCTGGACGGCATCTCTGTCCAGACCATCACCCCGGGCGAATCGGTCTAATCTACAAAGGAGGTGACCCCGCATGACTGTGCCAGAACTGTGCGTGTACACGCGAAACTTCTTTGACCGGTACGATGACCCCACCGCCGGGGAATTTACCTTTACGGCAGATACTGTCCCCGCTGGGGTGTCCGCCGGGCAGTATTTCCTTGTGTGCGGATCTGTCTTTAACGACGGCGTGCACAAGGCGGGAGACGGAGACCTTACCCCGGAAACCTTCACCGGCACGGTGCAGCCTATGCGCGTCCCTCCTGATTTTGTGGCGCTTGCCCAGAAGATCACCGACTACGATGCAGCCGACCCCGGCGGCGGGCGCTATGTTTCCCAGTCTTTCAACGGATGGAGCGGCACCATGGCCACCGGAACGGATGGCTTGCCCGCAGACGGCTGCACCCGCTACCGCCGGGAGATAAACCAATGGAGGAAACTGTAATGCCTGTAAACGATTTCACTAAATTCACCGTGATGGAGAATTTTACAAAAAAGTTCTGCTTCATGGAAAAAAAGCTGGTATCGGACGGCCTGTTTGGCTCTACCACCACATGGGAGGACGGCATGGAGTTCCTCGCCATCGAGCGCCACGACCAGACCATTGAAGCGCAGCAGGCAGAGCAGCAGGGCACGGCATCCACCTACTCCCTCTATGTGGATAAGGGCATCAAGCTGTCCCCCTTCGACCGCATCAAGCGGCTGGACGACGGGCAGACCTATGAGGTGACCACCGCGAGCAGCGACAAGATTTCCCCCGCCGAAAGCGGGATGAATCTTGCCGTTGTGCAGTGTAAAAAGGTGGTGCTTTCCTGATGGGCGCAGCAGAAGCCGTTACAACGGCGCTGAACAGCTTTTTTACGCTGTTCAATGTTCCTGTATACCCGGAGGATTTCGTGCCACAGGGCGCTTCCCTGCCCTATATCACGGCGTTGCCTGTCATCCCCAAGGGGTTTGACGAGAGCAGCACCTTCCATGCACGGCTGTGGTATCCGGTGGACGGCGGCAAGCTGCCCATCATCCGCAAAACAGACGAGATGCGCGCTGCCCTTGGTGATGGGCTTACCATCGAGTGCGAGGGCGGCGCAATTCTTTTATGCGCAGGCAATCCGTGGGCGCAGTCTATGGATAACCCGCCGGAAAAATACCTGTGCACATACCTTACTTTTGACGTCACATCCTTTGTGGTGTGAGAAAGGATAACGCATGAACAAAATGTATCACGCCATTTCGGCAGATGCTTTCAAAAAGCTTCAGTTTCAGGCTGGCGCGCTGCTCAAGAAGTTTGACCCGGAGGGCACTACCCCCATTGCTGCAGAGGATATGATCTGCCTGACTTCCGGCGGCATCACCGTCAGCTGCAAGCCCAACACCATTGATCTGGGCGAGGATCTGGACGAAGTGCCCGAGAACACCTACCAGCTGAAGCACATCACCAGTTGGGATTGTGGCTTGTCTACCACCTGCATGACCGTGAGCGCTGACACCATCAAGCTGGAGTTGGGCGCTGCGGACGTGGAAACAAACAAGATCACCGTGCGCGAGGACTACAAAAACGAGGACTTCCAGGATATCTGGTGGCATGGCAATCTGATCGGTGGCGGCTATGCCGCTGTTAAGCTGATGAAGGCCGTGAGCGACGGAGGCCTTGAGCTGAAAACCACCAAGGACGGCAAGGGCAACATCAACCTGAGCCTGAAGGGTCACTACGACATGACCGACACCAGCAAGGTGCCTATGGAGTTCTACGTCAAGGAGGCAGAGTAATATGATCCTTACCATCAATCTTGACCCCGTGGAAGCCCTGCCCAAGCTGTATGACGCGGTGGACGGCATTACCCACATGATCATGGACGCAAAGGACAACGTGGACAACCCGGAGACCAAAGCTGCCCGGGAGACCATTGTTGCCAACGCCCTGAAGCTGCTGGGTGCAGAGCCTTCCGAAACCGCAGAGGGCAAGAAGAAGCTTACCCCGCGCGAGTTTGCGCTGGCTGCGCTGGACTTTATCAAGCCCCTGATGAAGCTTGACCCGCAGCGCACAATGAACGCCCTGCACCAGCTGTACACTCTGGAAAAGGGCGAGAAGGACACCCTGCCCAAGGCGTTCACCGCGCTTACCAAGTCGGTGATGCAGGAGGATATGCAGGATTTTTTGTCATCGCTGGCCGACTTGAACGGCCTGAGTTTTGGCACTACCTCTGCCGAGCCGACCTCCAGCATCTCCGCGCCTACGGAATAAAGTATTTCGTCTGGTTCGTCATCAGCGAGATGCGCGAACGCCACCGCACAAAGGCATACCAGCTGTATACGGCTGATATGCTTTTTCTTTGTGCTGTATCGCTTGGGCAGCAGGTGGAGCAGTCCTTCAGCGAGATCATGGCAGAGTACGACAAGCCACTATCTAAGCGCCGACACGAGACAACGCTTGAAGAAGCGCAGGCGTGTTGGGAAAAGACGCTTGCAGACAGTAAAAAAGCCGCAGAGCAGAACGGAGGTGGTGAGACCTGACCATTTTCAATTTGATGGCCACTTTGGGGCTTGATACCTCCGAGTATGAGCAGGGCATCGAGCAGGCCAAAAAAGAGACGCAAAGCGCCGCAAACTCGCTGAACCGCAGCGCAAACACCGCTGGGAGCGGCGTTTCGGGCATGGCAAGCCAGTTTGCAGCAGCCAGCGCAAAAGCAACTGTCCTTGCAAATATGCTTACCTCGCTCGGAACAAAGGCGGTAAGCTTTGCAAATGGCTTTGTGGAGATGGGCATTTCTTATAACGCCCAGATAGAAAAGTACACCACCGGCTTTACCAATATGTTGGGCAGCGCACAGGCCGCACAGGAAGCCATGCAGGCTATTCAGGAGGACGCAGCCCGCACCCCGTTTGACGTGGCATCTCTGACGCAGGCAAACCAGCTGCTCATCAGCGCTGGCGAAAATGCTGCGTATTCCCGCAAGGTCATCAATGCACTGGGCGATGCTGTTTCCGCCACCGGCGGCGGCAACGCCGAACTGTCCCGCATGGCTGCAAACCTGCAGCAGATCGCAAACGTGGGCAAGGCTTCAGCAATCGACATCAAGCAGTTTGCCTATGCCGGAATCAACGTTTATCAGGTGCTGGCTGACTACACCGGAAAATCGGTGCAAGAAGTCCAGAACATGACCATCAGCTACGACCTTCTTTCGCAGGCGCTCATAGCCGCAAGCGAGGAGGGCGGGCGTTACTACAACGCCATGGACACCCAGAGCCAGACCATGAACGGGCGTATATCCACCCTGAAGGATAACGTCAGCCAGCTGGCCGGACTTATGACCGGCAACCTTTCCTCCGGCATCGGCGTTGTGATAGGCCACCTGAACGACATGGTTGTCGCAGCGCAGGAAGCCTACAAGGAGGACGGCTGGAAGGGTCTCGGGAACGCAATCCTTGAACTGGACAACCCCATCAGTGCCATCATCAAAAAGTTTGGGCAGCTTGGCAGCGCGGCTGTTAGTGCACTGGATAAGGCAAGCTACTATCTGAACAAGGCGCTGGGCAAAAACGCTTATTCTGGTTACGACAGCTACGAGGACTACAGAGAGGATCAGCAAAAGCAAAGCAACCGAAATCGGCTGCGGCAGAATGCTCTTTCCGGCAAAAGCGTAAGCAACAAAAGTTGGTCTGAGCGCCAAGCAGAAGCAGCGGCCGCGAGTGGCGGCAGTTCCATCGTCACAAGCCCTTCCAGTTCCTCCGGCAAGAGCACCGGCACAAAATCCAAGACCGAAACCGTCATATCTTCCGTGACGCACACCGCCACCACCACCGCACAGAACGCGCTTGGCGCGGTGACAACGAGCGTTGAGACCCTGCAAGAGAAGGTCAAGGACGCAGCGGGCAACATCAAAGACCGTGTTACAGAGACCACCACCGAGACCGGCAAAGAGATGGTCAACGGCGTTGCTACCACCTATACGCTTGTGACCAAGAAAGTTACGGACGCAAACGGCAAAATAAGCACCACGACCAAAAAGGTCTACGCCGATATGTCCAAGACCCTGCTTGGCACCCTGACCACCATTGCAGAAAAGACCTTCAACGGCATCACCACCACCACGCAGCAGGCCGTGGAAACCTACGCGGACGGCAGCCAGCACATCAAGACCACCGCCACCGAGACCGGCGAGCGCATTGTGGACGGCGTGCGGCAGACCTACACCAAGGTCATCAGCTACATTGACGGCGTGCAGGACAAGGTGACAGAGACCGCGCAGAACATCGACAAGAGCATCAAGGCGACCCAAAAGCGCATTGATGGGAACCTGAGTAAGGTACAGCAGCAGTTTAACAGCGGGATCTTCAAGCTGGGCAAAAACCTGTATACCGACCTGAAAAATCAGGACTGGGCGGCGCTTGGTCTGGATATCGTCAACGTAATGTGGGGCGAAGTGTCACAGGAGCAGCGCGAAGTCCTGTCCGACTGGGCAAACAAGGCGCTGGAAGCCATCAACGAGGCTTATTCCGGCGGCGGTCTGAGCGAGGCGTTCAACGCTTTTAAGCAGATCATGTCCAACGGAATCAAAGCAGATGCAGACGGCGTTACAACGGACGTTAAGGGCTTGAGCAATGTATTTCAGGAGCTGGGCATCAACGTTTCCGACGTCGGCAGCAAGATCATGGGCGTGCTGGACACCATTGGCTCCGGCATGGGCAGCTTTGCCCTCAACGCGGGCACGGATATTGCAAACCTTGCCGGGAGCATGGGCAGTCTTGGAACGCTTGCGCAGGGCGCAGGCGGGCTGATCGCCAAGGTGGGCAGCCTGATCATCGCGAACCCGGAGGTTGCCGCGATCATCGCTATTGTGGCCGGTGTGACGGCGCTGGGCGCTGCACTGTTTGCAAAGTTTGGCAAGAGCAGCGGCGGGCAGGCTGTGAGCCACTACGAAAGCCCCTTTGCCGGTCATGACGTGTACGACAGCCTGACCGAGTTCTCCACCCGGGCAACCATGCAGCACCGCTACATGGAAAAGACCACCGGCACGGATGCACAGCTGGGCATTTTGCAACAGATCCGCGATATGCTGGACGAGCATCTGCCGGATATCGGCACCGGTCAGCTTGTCATGGACGGCGAGAAGGTGGCCGATATGCTCACACCGCGCCTTGCGACCAACATGGATACCAGCATGGGCGTGTATACCCTGCGGGCAGAAAGGGGTGTTTAAATGGCAATCCACAGCGCAAAGCTGGGCAACTACGACACCCTTGCAACGTGGGGGCTATACATGAAGGTGGGCAGCCCGAACATCGGCGAGCCTGAACCGGACGAGACCCTTGTGCAGATACCCGGCTCTGACACGTTGCTCAACCTTACTACCTCGCTGGACGGCAAGGTGCACTACAAAAAGCGCTCCATCACCATGGAGCTGCTGTGCACTGCGCCGAAAAAGCTGTGGAAGGTACTGCAAAGCCGCCTGCACAACGCCCTTGAGGGCAAGTGGCTGCAATGCGTGTTTGACGATGATCCCTCCTGGTACTGGGAGGGGCTGTGGCACGTCAAGTTCGTGCCGGGGCGTCTCTCCGCTATGGTCACCATCACCGGCAGCTGCAATCCGTACAAGTACAACGTCTATGACGGCACACAGGACATCCGGTGGGATGACATCAACTTTGAAACGGACATCCTTCGGGACTACCGCAGCATTGCGCTGCCAGCCAATACGCCGGTGGACGTGGTCATCTACGGCGCACCACACACTGCGGCTGTCTACTTTCAGCGCGGCGAAAGCGTGGCAGATGTGTCGATACAGGTCAATAAGACCGCTGCGGGCAGCCTTGCAAAAACGACCGACTGGCAGTATTTGGAGGGGCTGGACATCCCGGACGGCGAAACCGTCACCCTGACCTTTACCGCTACTGCTGCAAGCAGCGTCACCATCAAGTATCTGGGGGCAAGCTTATGAGTTACAAGATCTATGCCGGCACGCAGACCGGCGTGGACAGCTGGAAAGACCGGGTCTGTATCTATTCATCCGGCTCTGCGCTGGAGACCACAAAGCTGATCAGCCCCACCCTGACCCGGGAGTTTGGTAAGGCCGGAAGTCTGGAATTTACCATCCCGCTGGGCAATGTGGCGCACAGCGCACTGCAAAAGCTGAAAACGGTGGTATCCGTGGAACAGGACGACAAAGAGATCTGGCAAGGCCGGGTCATGAACCACGAACAGGATTTTAAGCTGCGGCAGAAGGTGTACTGTGAGGGCGATCTTGCCTATCTCAACGACACCGATGTACCGCCATACACCACCAAGGACGTGACCATCCGGCAGTTTTTGGACTTCCTCTGTAAGAATCACACCAGTCTGACAGACAGCTATAAAAGCTTCCGCATTGGAAACGTCACGGTGGAGGAGCAAAAGCGGTATGTGCCGGTAGCCGAAAAGTGCTATCTGAAGCTGGACTATGCAGCAAGCAGCCCGGACGAGCATGGCGACTATTACCAGATATGGGGTCTGTACTCCCAAAACGGGAACCGACTTGAAGAGAGTTTTTCCTATATTTTTTCCGACTATGAGGACGTGCAGACCCCACCAGCACAAAACTGGCCGCTGAACGAGATCGTAACCGGAAAGGAGTACCTTGCCTGGCGCACGGGAGACAACCAGTTTACCCTCCGAAGAAACGCAGTCTCTCAGGGCAGCAAGACCTACGATGCAGAGCAGACCATTGTTACCCCGTCCATCACTACGCCAATAGAGACCTATAAGTTTGGCAGTACCATTAAAGTGGCCAAAAAGGACACCGAATCCACAACGTACAGCATCAAAACGGAAAAAGACGGCACGGTCAACGTGTACGTCAACGGGGAAAAGTCCGCAGACTACACCCCGCAGCTTGTGGAGGAGTTGCACGAGTTCGGCGACGGCAAGAACTACGGAAAAACGTGGGACATCCTGCAAAGCGAGCTTGTGGACGTGTACGGCGGCTATCTGGTAACCCGGCACGAAACGATTCCTTACCCCTTGTTCCCCGGTCTGAACAAGAGAGCACGCTATCTGGACTATGTACAGGACGCGACAGAACGCAACGTGCAGGGCATTACCTTCGGCACGAACTTGCTTGACCTGACCAGCTACGTCAAGGCCGAGGACATCGTCACCCGGGTTATCGCCATCGGCAAGAAAAAAAGCGGCTGGTTTTTGTGGGAGACCACCAACACACTGACCGCTACTGCCAACGACGAGACCGCCCAGAAGCTGTACGGACTTATCACCCGGTATCTGGTGCTGGACGGAACGGCCAACACACAGCAGTCCCTTCAGGACGCGGCGGACATGGAGCTTGGCAAGCACTTACGACTTGCGGACGGCATCACGGTAAAAGCTGTAGACCTGAAGGACGCGGGCGTGGACGTGGACAGGATCGCTTTCGGCAAGCTGACGCAAATTATTTCCGCGCCCCATGGCATTGATGTGTGGATCAACTGCAACAAGCTCGTAGAGCCGTTGGACAAGCCCGCAAAGAAGGAGTTTACCTTCGGCAAAAAGTTTTCCAGCATATCCGACCTGCAGGCGCTCAGCGCCCGTAAAGCAACCACCGCGTATTACATGAGCCGCACGCTCAAGGGGTACGCATCTGATGTGCAGTCTTATGAGCTGCAAACGATGGAGGCAAACGATGAAACCATTTAAAGAAGTAATTGACGGCATCCGCAAAGCCGTCATGGCATCCGAGGTACGCGAGGATCTCGCCCAGATGGGCGAGTATGTGGAGCAGTTTGCCAACACCGCAGGTGAAAACATTCAGAAAGCCATCGACCCCACCCTCTCCCTCTCCGGCAAGGCTGCGGATGCGGCGAAGGTGGGAGAGGCGGTTGGACAGCTAAAGGAAGATATAGAAAACATAGGAATATATAAGAAAGAAGATTTGCCGGCATATATGGGAGGAATTGCCGCAGGTAAAGGATATTATGTCTCAGCAATACAATATTTAGATCTTAAAAACAGATTGAGAACAATCAATAGAATTACTTCTGCTAAAGAAGCTTTTTTGCTTAAAGCTGGTAAAAAATATCTTGTAACCGTTAAGGATGGATACGTGTATGCTTTGCAGCTTTTTGACGCAATCGGTGGAGTGGCATTGCTTGATTTTAAATATAGAAGTGATGACTATAAGATTGAATACGATAGGGACGTTTATGCAGCATTTATGCTAAAAAAAATAGATGAATCGGATATGAACGTTTCTGAAATGAGCAATCTATCATTGATACAATACGACAATATTGGTGAGCAATTAAACGTGGCTAATAAACGAGAAACAATTGCTCTTCCGTTTGATGAAGATAAAATTAAAGCAACTATTTACAAGGATAGCAATGGATATTATACAGACTTTAATGTAAAAAATTGCTTCATAAACAATAAAGGCGGAATAAATGTGTTTTTGTCTCCCGATGGAGATGATGTAAATGACGGATTAAGTATAAGGACGCCTAAAAAAACTATAGCAGGGGCTTTGTCTGTTAAAAACATTCAAACACTATTGATGGCTGAGGGTGTCTATAAATCCGGTGAGAATTTTATAGCTGGTGAAGAAATTGAAAAAAGTATTAACATAATTGGGCTTGGGAATGTTGTAATTGACAATGGCATAGGCGAAAAGAATGCTCCGATTTGCATAAAAAACTCTTGCTATATTGAATCTCTTCAGTTTTTACATGGACATAATACTTTGAAAGCGGTACTTTCCGAAAACAAAGTAATTGCGCTTTTTAAATGTATATTTTCTGGTTCTGACATGGCAGAAAATTCAAATGGGCTAAGTATTTTGGGCGGAACTTCCTATGTAATTTGTTGTAAGGCGTATAATAATGCGTTTGATGGACTAAATTATCATGCCAACAACAATATTGTAAATCATACTCTTGAAGTAAATTGCGAATCGTATAATAATGGTTCTTCACACCTAACATTAGATATCGGGCAGTCTTCTGACGCTACCACATCACATGATGGTTCTTACATCGTCAGAGTAAATGGTGATTATCAATGTTGTCACGGTGGTGTGGTCGCCGATAAAGAATGTTTTTCCGCGAATTATGGCTGTTCAAGTGGTGTATCCACAGTAACAGACCCATCATATCCCGATAGAATGTCAAACTATTGGTCAAGTAATGCGGATATGTATTTATACGATTGCACTAGTTATGGTAGCAAGTATGATACCGCAATAATAAATGGCGGGAAAATTACAAGCAATATTAAATATGCTTCTAACTATCCGTCATAAAAGGAGGGCTTATTTGACTATTCACCCACACAAAATAGAAAGGACTGATAACATGCTCCCCATTATGGACGTTTCCCGCTGGCAGGGCAGCATCGACTGGGACAAGGTCAAGGCAAGCGGCCTTGTCTCCGGTGTGATGCTGCGGGCACTGGGCAACAGCGCGAAAGACGCGCCCAGCAAGCCGTACATTGACCCCACCTTTGAGCGCAACTATCGCGAGTGCCAGCGGCTGGGCATCCCCTGCGGCGTGTACTACTACTGCAAGGCGGTCAACACGGCAGAGGCTGACGCAGAGCTTGCCCTGCTGCGCAAGGTGCTGACCGGCAAGACGGTGCAGCTACCCGTTGCGGTGGACATTGAGGACAAGTATGTGCAAGCTCCGCTGGACAAGCAGACCCTGACGGACATTGCAGCCCACGCGCTGGGCACGGTGGAGCGCTGGGGCTTTTACGCCATGCTATACACCGGGCTTTACTTCGGCCGTGATAACCTGTACATGACCGGTGCTGCGCTCAAGCCGTATGACGTGTGGCTGGCCGCCTACCGCTGCCACAAGCCTGAACCGGGCTGGAACTTCGGTATGTGGCAGTACACCAGCAAGGGCAAGATTCCCGGCGTTGTGGACGCGATACCGGGCAAGATTTCCGGCGTGGACTTGTCTGTGCCCTACAAGGACTACGCTAAAATCATTGCAAAGAAGGGTCTGACCCGTCTCCGGGAGGGCGCATGAGCGAAGCAATTATTGTAGCGCTTATTACTGGCGTTCTGGGGCTGCTGGGCACCGTGTACGCCAACAACCGCACCGCCCAGAGCATGGACGCCAAGTTGGACAAGCAGCAGGCTGTAACCGAAACCAAGCTGGAAGAACTGACCCGCGAAGTCCGGGCGCACAACAACTTTGCCCAGCGCGTGCCAGTGCTGGAAGAGCAGATTAAGGTGGCAAACCACCGCATCGAAGACCTCGAAAAAGAGAAAGGAGAGTAACACATGGAAACCATCCTTAACACTATTCTCACCCCGCTGCCCGCGTGGCTGGCACTGGTGCTCATTGTTGTGGGCGCTGTGTCGCTTGTGCTGGGGCTTATCCGGCTGGGCTACGGCGCAGCGGTCAAGACGCTGGTGCTTGACCTCATTGACCAAGCAGAGCGTGAGATTCAGGGCACGAAGCGCGGCGCAGAGCGCAAGGCATGGTGCGTCAAGATGCTGCGCCACTATCTGGACAACAGCCGGTGGGGCAAGCTAGTCTCGTGGGCAATTACCGAAGAGACCATGAGCAAGGTCATCCAGTTTTTCTTTGACCGGGCACGAGCGGCACTGCAAAAGCAGTAAGGAGGATATCATGGCAAGCACTACATACGAGCAGAAACGATTTTGTGAAATCAAGAGATGCGGCAAAATCGACCATCTCGGTAACGTCCCTGTAATGGTGCGCAACGCCGGAGAGCTGCCGCAGCCTTTCTGGCTCGGCATTGCTCATGGCGGCGGCTCGTGTAGTGCTGCCCGCTGCGCTGCAAAGACTTGACCGACAGCAGATGATCGCCGCCATCAAAAGCGCACCGCTTGGGAGGGTTGACCGTAAGATAGCCTTACTGCGGTATGTTGAGCGGCTTCCGTTGCCGGACATTGCAGCACAGATGCATTACAGTCGGACGGCAATAGGCTACCGTCTGAAAGGCATTGAAAAAATGCTAGATGTGTGATATACTAACCTTGTCTATGGATTAGTTTTGAGCTTTTGCTCTGACAATTCAAAAGCGGCAGGCTTTCGGGCTTGCCGCTTTTCTTTTTGCACGATTTGTGGTAAAATAACATCAACAAATCCACCCAGCCTATCGGAGAAGCGCAAGAGGGTGGATATCTGAACCCGTCAAGCCTCTCAACGATGCGTATCATGGCGGGTCTTTTTTTGTTTTATTCGCACTAGTTTTGTCGAAACTCTTGTCTTGCAAGTCAAAACATGATATTTTATTTTTGCTTCCAATGTGAAGCCCTTAACAGTTAAGCGCTCATGCGGATTTTTCCGTGTGGGCGCTTTTCTTTTTTTGTCCTTCGTTGTGCCTTCGTTGTCTCTCCCGGTGTGGCATTCTGGTACGATAAACGCAAAAGGAGGGGCGCTCATGTGGCACAAGTTCAACCCAAACCCGCGCGGCAGCAGCGTCGGTGACTGTGCAGTGCGAGCCGTTGCAGCTGCCACCGGGCAAAGCTGGGAGCAGGCATACATAGGGCTTGCCATGATGGGCTACGCACTGGGTGACATGCCAAGCGCCAACCGGACATGGGGCGCGTACCTCCAAAAGCGCGGATTTAAGCGCTGCCTTGTCGAGGCAGACTGCTCCACCTGCTACACCGTGGAGGATTTTGCAAGGGAGTACCCGCGCGGGATCTACGTTCTGGGCTGCTCTGGCCACGTTCTGGCTGTGGTCAATGGCGAGTGGTTAGACAGCTGGGACAGCGGCGCAGAGTGCCCGATTTATTACTGGTACAAGGAGGACTAAGCGATGCCATACATTCCATACGGATACCAGCCCGGCTATTATGGGCAGGCAATGCCGGATCAGCTTGCACAGCTGCGGCAGAACGCCTACCAGCAGCCCATGATGGGGCAAGCGGCGCAGCAGACGCAGGGCACACCGTCCATCATCTGGGTGCAAGGCGAGGAGGGCGCAAAAGCATACATGGTTGCCGCAGGAAACAGCGTGCTCCTGATGGACAGCGAAAACAGCGCGTTTTACATCAAAAGCACCGATGCAAGCGGTATGCCGCTTCCCCTCCGGGTGTTTGACTACAAGGAGTGCACCACAGCCGCAAAAACGCCGCCACAAACGGCGCAGCAGACAGGCGTGGAGTTTGTCACCCGGGCAGAGTTTAACGCGCTGGCAGCCCGCTGTGCGGCGCTTGAGAAGCAAGAGCCTGCAAAACCTGAAACGGAGGTCAAATAAGTATGGCAAACCCTCTTTTTAACGCACTGGGCGGCGGTATGCCCGCCATGCCAAACCCTATGGGTCAGTTCGGTCAGATGATGCAGCAGTTCCAGCAGTTTAAGGCGAATTTTCAGGGCGACCCGAAAGCAGAGGTGCAAAAGCTGCTGCAATCCGGCAAAATGTCACAAAACCAGCTGAACCAGCTGCAGGCGATGGCGCAGCAGTTTCAGCAGTTCCTTCCCCATTAAACTTCTTTCCAGACAAAGCCTTTACAAGACTTAATCCTACCTTTTGCGCAGTTGATGATTGTACAAGGCTTACATCCGTAAGCTCTGGCAGCTTCGGAATACCCACTCCACACCTTCATAAAGTCACCAGATTTTGTGTATTGGGCAACCGGTTTGCTCAATGGGTTCAAAGACCCAGTTCTACCGCGCATATTAGAATCGGCACGAAGCCCTGTTGCAATTGCGTGTTGTGTATTCCCCTTTCGAGAAATCCATTCGAGATTTTCAACAAAATTATTGCTCTTGTTTCCGTCAATATGATTTACACAAGGCAGATTTTCTGGATTTGGAAGAAATGCACTTGCAACAAGAACGTGAACGGACTTGTTTTTCTTTCCCGATTTATTGCAGAGCATTACCGTTTTGTATCCGCTTTTATGGCTTTTGAGAACAAGATTCTTAGATTTTCCGGTGTGGTTATAATTCATGCTTTTTACGTTTCCACAATCGCTCACTTCATATAATCCTTCGTATTCAGGAACAGATAACCAATTCTCCATAAAAACCTCCGTATAGCATGGTGGATTTATCTGTTTCTATTATACCACAAAAATACAATATCTGCGCAGATTTGTATAAAAAATTTTGAAAGGAGCTTACTATGAGCTTATCTACCGATTCTCCTATGATGACTATGCCGGTTCAGCCTGCAAATACCTGTTCTAATGGTGGTTTTGGCTGGGGTGACGGCGGCTTGCTCTGGATCATCATCTTGTTCCTGTTCGCATTCTGCGGCGGCTGGGGCGGCAACTGGGGCGGCAATGGCAACACCGGTGCCGGTGTCGTTGACGGCTACGTCCTGACCTCCGATTTTGCCAACATCGAGCGCAAGATGGATGGTATCAACAACGGCATGTGTGATGGCTTCTACCAGCAGGCGCAGCTTGTCAACGGCGTGTAGCAGACCGTGAGCAACGGCTTTATGTCCGCAGAGATCAGCCGCGCAAACCAGCAGGCGGCGTTCATGCAGCAGCTGTTTGCCATGCAGATGCAGCAGCAGGAGTGCTGCTGCGAGAACCGCTCTGCCATTCAGGGTGTCAACTACAATTTGGCTACCCAGTCCTGCGAGACCCGGAACACGGTGCAGAACACCACCCGGGACATCATCGACAACCAGAACCAGAACGCCCGCGCCATCCTTGACGCACTGACTGCACAGCGCATCGAGGCAAAGGACGCAAAGATTGCTGAGCAGGGTCAGCAGCTGTTCGCAGCACAGCTTGCGGCATCTCAGGCAGCCCAGAACGAAACGCTCAAGGCCTACATGAGCGGTCAGCTGGCCTACTACAATCCGCGCCCCGTGCCCGCATTCCCGGTTCCTGCACCTTACCAGTACGGTAACTGCGGCACAGGTTGCGGCTGCAACGGTTGCGCCTAACCGAATAACGGCAACTGACTACAATTTGTAGCCTGTTCAGCCCCTGAGCTGATTTTGCAAACCAGAGCGCCGGGGCAGTAGTCCCGGCGTTTTTCTATGAAAGGAGCCGATAAAATGGCCGAATTTAGCAACTCTAACACCGTCAGTGTGGCGGCGGGTGAAAACCTTCCCCTGACCGAGACCGCAGTAAAGGTCCCTGCCTGCATCGTACACCGTGCTGGCAGCGGCCTTGTGACCCTGCGGGGTCTGACCAATCAATGTAAAGCGCGCTTCAAGATAAGCTTTGGCGGCAATATTTCCATTCCCACCGGCGGCACTGTGGGTTCTATCTCCGTGGCGCTGGCTGTCGGCGGCGAGGCTCTCAACAGCGCAACCGCAATCGTCACCCCGGCAGCAGTGGATCAGTACAGCAACGTCTTTATGGCGGTGTTCGTGGAAGTTCCCCGGGGCTGCTGCGTTACTGTGGCGCTCAAAAACACTAGCACGCAGGCAATCAGCATTGCAAATAGCAACCTGATCGTTGAGCGCGTTGCATAAAGAAAGGAGATAAAGTCATGCTGGATAAATTGAATCATCTGAAGGATGAGATGTGCGAAGAGCTCATGGAGCTGACCGACAAAAAGAATCGGTCCCCTGGCGATGTTGAGATGATCGGCGAGATCGTGGATATCATTCTGGACATCCACCGCATCGAGGATTATTGCGAGCACGGCGATTATAGCCATGCTGGCGAGTGGGAAGCTGATATGCGCGGCAACTACGGACGTACCGAAAACTATAACCGGGGCAACAGCTACGCAAACCGTGGGCGGCATTATGTTCGCGGTCACTACTCGCGCGGCGATGGCCGGGAGCGGATGATTTCTGACATCGAGAACATGATGCAGGACGCGACCGGCGCCGAGCGTGACGCATACAAGCGCGCTCTGGACATCCTGAACAATATGTGATAAGGGGGGCGGCAGGCATGGACATCGTAGAGATAAACGAGCACATCCGCAAACTGAAATGCGAAGAAACGAACTGGCAGAGCGTGGAAAAGCTTGCCGCCCTCTGCACTGTGCGAAATGAGTTGAGCGAAGCGAAAAGCCGGGATAACAGCCCCGCTCCGCAGGCTGAACCGGTCAGGCAGATGGAGTATTCCACAAGACCGCAAGAACCGCAGAGCGAATTTGTAGAGGCTGCAAGCGCTGTGCCGTTCAGCGGGTTGATGGAGGTGCTAGACAAGCACATGGATAGCATAAAGCTTGTGTACCCAAAAGAGTACAGTTCGATTATATACAGGCTCAAATCCATGTGATTGTTCCATTATTTGTTCCTTTATGACACGTTTTCAGGTATTTCTACGTCATTTTTTATAATCACAGCAAACGAAAAAGCGGTGAAACGTTCAAAATCTGCTCGTTTCACCGCTATATTTTGGAGCTGGTGACAGGAGTTGAACCTGCAACCCACTGATTACAAAGCATAATAA